CCACAGCAAGAAGCTCCACCTGCGGGTGTTGATCCCAATGACCCAACGGGTAGTGGTGGAGGAACTATAGGAACAGGAATGGCTCCGGGACCTCAGGAACAAGGATTTACAGGAACACCTCAAGATGGACAAGCAAATACTGAGCAAGCTCAAGGGATTGGTCAACAACCCCCAACAATGGGAAGCAATTAGTAATTATATAGATGCTCTTATAGAGCAACAACATAAAGCTATAGAGCAAACGGACAGTGTGGTTATAATTCATAGAAGTCAAGGATCTATAGCTACCTTGCGTAGACTTAAATTATTAAGGGATGAAGTCAATGGACAATGAAATAGAAATATTAAGCTTTAGTGAATTAGAAAGATTTCGTAAAGAGAATGACTATTATCATATTACTGATCCTAGAAACTCTATAAATACAGAAGGTCAAGACCTTTCTGATCCTAAAGTTCAGCAGGCTATCATTGATGAATTGATGGAAAGAAAGAAAATGGATGTTATAGACGAAATGCCTATATCAAGAAAAGCAGGTGAAAGAATTAAACAAAGAAGATTAGAGCAAGCTGGAGATGGTAAGGCTTTAGAAGCAAATAAAGGTGGTATGCCTAAACAAATGGAAATGTTTGCTGATGGTGGATTAAAAGATGAAGGAGGAACAATTGACCCTGTTTCAGGTAATGATGTGCCTCCGGGAGCAACGCAAGAAGAAGTTAGAGATGATATACCAGCTAAGTTGAGTGAAGGAGAGTTTGTATTTCCAGCAGACGTAGTTAGGTTTATAGGTTTAGAAAAACTAATGGCTATGAGACAAAAGGCAAAAGCTGGGTTAAAAAGAATGGAAGAGATGGGTCAAATGGGTAATGCAGATGAAGCAACCTTACCTGATGATATACCTTTCACTATTGATGATATAGAAATGGAAGATGACGAAAATGTTATCAAAGCACAGACAGGAACTTTTGTAGCTCCACAAGCTCCGTTACAAAGACAAGACTCTAAAGTAGTAGATCAATTTGATATTAGACCCGCAACACCTTCTGAGATAACTTCTCCTAGTGCTCCTGTTGTATCGTCTCCTATTGAAGCTTTTGATAAAACAAGATTCCAAGGAGATACCCCAACTGATTCTGTTCAAACCTTTGAGGAATTAGTAGGTACAAAACCGGGAGAGTATGACGAATTTAGACAATATAAAAATGATGCTGGTATGATATTAAACATACCATTTAAGAATGGAGAACCTTTGTATCCAATACCTGAAGGTTATGTATATGTAGAACCTGATAAAACAGAAACCGAAGAGGTGACAACACAAGAGGTCGTTCCTAAAACTACAACGGTTACTGAAAGCAGTGATGACCCTGAAGAGCCTGAAAAAGCAAAAGATTTAGTAGGAGATGATTTTTCATATAAATCTTTATTTAAGATGGACAATTTAGATTCAACTATGAAAGATATATCTTCTTTACAATTAAATTTATTTGATCCAAAAAGAGCCGGTGTACAAGCATTTACAGGACAGCTTAATGTAAGTGATATTACTTTAATGGGATTAACATCAACAATGGAAGGGTTTAAAAATAAACCCAGCATAATAGCTGAATATGGTAAAAATTTTAACTTAGTTAACTTAGGAAATGCAGAAAGAGATGATAAAGGTAACGCTTTAAACTTAGATGAATTAGTAGAAAAAGCTCAATCAAAATATGGCATGACAAATTTAACAAAAGAACAGTTACTTCAACCTAATACCAATATAACTTCTCGTAACAAAGTTAATACTCTTGTTAATAGTATAGTGCAAAATGAAATTAGTAGAAAAAAGGATATTGAAGTAACACCTACACCTAGACCTACTCAGACTACTACTGTAACTACTACACAACAACAACAAGATAGTGGTGATGATGACTCTCAACCTGATTATGGAAGTGGTGGAATTGACGCTGCACAACAAGCAGTTGAGGATGCCTCCAGCGAATATGGCAGTGGAGAAAGTTTCGTAGGAATAGCAAAAGGTGGACTACTTAGAAAGAAAACAAAAGTTAAGAAGATGAAGCGAGGTGGATTAGCTTCTAAAAAATAATCCACATAGTTGGCTACTTATCCCCCAACAATAATTGGCTACGATAACCCCAAGGAGTAAAAAATGGCTGAAGAAGCAAAAAAAGAAGAAATGGTGCAAGATGCAACACCAAAAAAAGTGGCATTTATGAATAAACCTTATTCTCAAGAAGAAAGAATGAAAAAGGATGAGGAAGAATTAGAAAGAATGTTGAAGGAGCAAAAAGGTGAAAACAAAGAAGCCGAAGACACAAGCGAAAAACAAGAAGAGCAAGAGCCTGAAAACGCAGAAGAAAGAACCTTCAAAAAACGTTATGGTGATTTACGTAGGCATTCACAAGAAAAAGAAAAAGAATACCAAAAAAAGGTCAAAGAGTTAGAGTCTCAATTAAGTAACGCAACAAGAAAAGAAATGAAGTTGCCTAAGTCTGATGAAGACCTTGAAGCATGGGCAAAAGAATATCCCGATGTTGCAAAGATTGTTGAAACAATAGCAATGAAAAAAGCTAGAGAACAATCTGAAGGCATAGAAAAAAGATTAAAAGAAATTGATGAACTAAATGCCAAGACAACAAAGGAACGTGCAGAAGTAGAACTGTTAAAACTTCATCCTGACTTTGAAAGTATAAGAGACAGCGATGAATTTCACGAATGGGCAGATGAACAGCCTAGATGGGTGCAAGAGGCATTATATGATAATAATCAAGATGCTAAGTCTGCAGCTAGAGCGATTGATTTATATAAGATAGATAAGGGTATCACAACTCAAAAGCCTAGCAAAACAGATAAAGAAGCTGCAACAGAAATTAAAACCAAATCTACTAAAGCATCTCCAAGTGCTGACACAGGAACAAAAATAAAAGAATCAGATGTTCAAAAAATGTCAGCAGATCAGTATGAGAAGAATGCTGATAAGATTATGGAAGCAATACGATCTGGCAACTTTGTATATGATGTATCAGGTTCAGCTAGATAATGTATTGACAAAACAGTATTTATACGTATAACTATATGTATATCTAAAGTGTGACCCCTTTATTAAGGACACTCACACATTTTACCGACTTTAAAGACCACCCACTTATGTGAGCCTACACATGGTTAGCTACCATACGTACAACCTCAAACATGAATGGTCCTTATAAAGTATATTTGACTAAAATAGTACACCTTCTGTGTGCATTTGATAAATGTTATAAAGGAGATTATAATGGCATTTACAGCAGCATCAGGTTATGGTAATCTACCTAACGGTAATTTTAGTCCTATTATTTACAGCAAACAGGTGCAACTTGCATTCCGTAAGTCATCTATTGTTGAAGCAATTACTAACTCCGATTATTTCGGTGAAATTGCTAATATGGGCGATTCTGTTAAGGTTATCAAAGAACCTGAAATTACTGTCAAGTCTTATGCTAGAGGTACAACTATTACACCTCAAGACCTTGACGATGAGGAGTTCTCATTAACCATTGATAAAGCTAACTACTTTGCTTTCAAGGTTGATGATATTGAAGAAGCTCACTCTCACGTAAACTTTTCTTCACTAGCAAGTGACAGAGCAGCTTACAGACTATCTGACCAATTTGACCAAGAAGTTCTTGGCTATATGTCAGGTTTTAAGCAATCAGCTATACATGGTGTAGCAGACACTGTAAATACTACCGTTAATGGTGTAAAAGCAGTATCAACTGCATCTGATGGTGCTAACTTAGTTGGTGCAGAATTATTAGCTTCTATGTCAATAGATGCTTCTGATTTTACCCAAACTGATGGTACAGCAGGAACAGCTAACCAATCTATTGGTCTTGAGCCAAGAGCAGGTGGAGCAACTGCAGCTAAATCAGGCACTACAGGTAATGCTTTTCCTTTACAGGTTATAGCACGTATGGCTAGATTATTGGATCAACAGAATGTTGACACTCAAGGAAGATGGCTTGTTCTTGACCCTGTATTCATTGAAATCTTAAAAGACGAAGATTCAAGACTTTTAAATTCAGATTTTGGTGGTTCAGGATTACAGAATGGTCTCGTTCTTAATAATCTACACGGTTTCCAAGTTTATACATCTAACAACCTACCTTCATTAGGCACAGGTCCTTCTACAACAGGTGGTTCAAATGCTTCAAACTTTGGAATCATTGTCGCTGGACACAGTTCAGCAGTAGCTACTGCAGAGCAGATCAACAAAACAGAGTCTTATAGAGACCCTGATTCATTTGCTGATATTGTTCGTGGTATGCATTTGTATGGCAGAAAGATTCTCAGACCTGAGGCAATCGTTACTGCTGCTTATAACTTAGCATAAGGGAGATTTAATTATGGCGAATATTACAGCTGCTTTAAAAGCCGCTTCTGGCAACTCCCAAAGAGGCAGAAACGTATACTATGTAGATAACGTTATTGACTTAACTGCTAATAGTATTAATCCTAACGGTGATACCATTCAAGCTATCACAGTTCCAGCTAATACTCTTGTTTTAGCTGCTGGTCTTCAAGTTGTAAACAGTGCAACTATGAACACTGGAACAGACGCAACTGCATCACTCGGTTTTACAGGTGGTGACGTTGATGAGTTTGTTGCAACTTTTGATATTGATGGTGCAGCGGATGGTGCTTACGCTCCTCAGATTGCAATCACAGGTTTAACTGCTTCCACTTCTGCTGACACAATTGATGTGTTATTAGCAGGTAGTGGTGCATCCTTTAGTGCAGGTAAAATCCGTGTTTATGCAGCAATGATGGATATCAGCGACCAAGGCGATATGTCTGCCAACGAAGTTGACAGAGACACTTTAGCATAACTTATTTTTTATAAGTATATGTATGCGTTTAGAGGGGGTGGGGTGACTCATCCCCTTTTTATTATAAGGATAATAACATGGCAGTAACAACAGCTTTGTGTACGAGTTTTAAAAGTGAATTACTTGGTGGTATTCATGATTTAGACTCTCATACAATTAAACTAGCTTTAATAAAACCTTCTTCTTCAGGAACATATGATAAGACTACAACTAATTATTCTGATGTAACTGGAAACTCAGACGAGACTACAGGAACTAACTATTCTGCAGGTGGACAAACTTTAGATAACATATCTATTTCTAGTGATGCATCTTCAGGTAGAGCTTTTGTTGACATAGACGATGAAGTATTTTCTAACGTAACGTGTCAAGCTGAAGGCTGTATTATTTATAATTCAAGTGCTTCTAATAAAGCTATAGCAGTAATAAGTTTTGGTGGTACAATATCTGCAACAGCAGGTGACTTAACCGTTCAATTTCCTGCAATAGGTTCTGGTGGTGCAACTGCAATCATAAGATTAGACCCTCCATCTTAATAGGTACATAAATGGCATTTATTTTATCGGATAGAGTAAAAGAATCAACTTCTACGACAGGTACAGGCACGTATACACTTGGAGGTGCTTCTACAGGATTTGAGTCTTTTGCTTCTATAGGTAATTCAAATACAACTTATTATTGTTGTACAGATGGTACTGACTTTGAAGTAGGTATAGGTACTTACACAGCAAGTGGTACAACTTTAGCTCGTACAACGATAC